TAATATCAAAGATGATTGCCGTGTAAATGTTGAGGAGACCTTGATACTTCTTCTCCTTAAGGTCAGCATACAATGTCACTGGGTCATCTGTGATTCCGAGCCAATTGCCGTTGACAAACACCTTCACCTTGCCATAAACGTCGGCTGGGTTCGTCAACTTCTCAAATGAGGTGATTTCGGGTAGAATATAGTCAATCGCCGGCTGACTGCTGGATGACGTACTGACATGTGTGAGATAACTCAAGTTCTTGACCACACCAATAGAAGCACCCTCTGGCGTCTCAGCAGGACACAGGAATCCCCACGTTGTCGGGTGGAGTTTGCGCGGCTGAACGAGTTTGCCACTCTTGTCAATCGGTGTGTTGATACGACGCAGGTGGCTGAGCGAACTCGGATAACTCAGACGGTTGAGCACCTGAGCCACACCGACCTTGGTGTTGTTTCCGGCACCGGCACCCTTGGCACCGAAATCACCAGTTGACAGCGATCGCTTGAATCCGTTATCGAGAATAGTCGTCTTGACAATCTTATACACATTTGTCTCATTAATGATGTTCAAGTAATCATCGCGAGAACGCCATGAACCAGTCTTGATCTCATTCTTAATCTGCTTTCGCATGTCCTTGACGAGGTTGTTGAAGAGGTTGCGTCCGAGGTTGTTGAGGAGAACACCGGTGGCATCAACCTGCTTGTTGATGTAAGAATCGCGGTCATCCTCCTTAATCCAGCCGAAATGACACTGGAGCAGGCGGTTTGTCATGTATCCGAGGTAATAAATCTTCTGGTCACGTGTTGGAGCATTCGGGAAGAGGTCATTTGCCAATACATCCTCGGCAAATTCACGCTTCTTCTTCTCGCCTGCCGCCTTTGTCATTCCCATTGGCGTGAACATGGCCTGACTAGTAATGTGTTCCATTGCTTCCTCTTGCGTCATATACTTGTTCGCGTCGACAATTGATGCCTTGAGCGCAGACAGCATCTTCTCCATGTTCTTGTCAGCAAGATTGAGGACAATATACTCACAAATCTTCTTGTCGCTTTCGATGCCGAGCGCACGGAAGAGGACAAATACCGGCACAGGGTTCTTCAGACGCGGCACCTTGATATAAAGGCTGTTCCCGAAGCCGTTGTCCTTGGATGAAATCATCATATTAATCTGCTTTGCCGAGATACAGATGAAATCGGGGACAGCCTTGAGTTCGGCGACCATCAACCACTTGGCGTTATTCTTACTAGTATTGAAGCAGTAAATCTTGTTGTCGGCTGCGCGCTCTTGTGCGAGAACCGTCTTCTCACTGCCGTTGATGATGAAATAACCACCGGGATCCATGCGGCACTCGCCGGTGACCTCAGGAGCCAAGTGGGGATACTGAGTAAGTACGCAAATCGATGATTTCAGCATAATTGGCATCTTTCCAATGTGAATCTTGGGGATGACCTTGTGAAAAGTCTGTGCCCCAGCGACGACGACCTTGATGTTCATGTCAACGACCATAGTAGATGAATACGTGAAATTACGCAATCTGGCCTCTTGAGGGAACATGATTTTGGTGGCACCATTGTTCTCGTGGATTTGTGGGCGATAGAGATGGAAATTGTCGAATGTGACATAAACGTCAACGTCAGGTTCATCGCTGGCCGTTGCTGCTGCCGCCTCATTCTCTGCATTCGGTTCATAATGAACATGAATAGGGTTAAACATGTTAATGGTCTTCTTCAACTCGACATTAACAAATGTGTTGTATGATTCAATTTGATGACGGACGAGTCGGGCGAGATGTTGCTCATCAAAGTAGGACTTGATGACCTCCCAAGGAGCCTCGACATATTCCTCGACCGTATAATCTTTCGGAACAGACGACATTGCTTGTTGGGGTTTGTTGTTGGTGGTGGCTATTAATGACATAAAAAAATGTCTTTAAGTCTGTTTCAATTTTTTCTTTTTAAACAATCTCATCATTATTTCTTCATCAATTGCTTGAGAAGTGCCGTTTTCATCTCGTCTTTCTTGGTGACTTGGTTGAGTTTCTCCTTGGTTGCGTCGTGCTCGGCGTGTATCTCGATGAGACGCTTGGTATGGACATTCCAAATTGTGTCAATCTGCTCTTTTTGATGCTGAATGACCTCCTTCAATTCTTGATTTTGCTGTTCTAGAATGGCAAATGCGTATTGATAAAGTGCAAGCAACTGCTCTTGGGTGAGTTCAGGTGCGGGCGCGTTGTTGTTGTTGTTGTTGTCGATGTTGGTCATTTTGCGTGGTTGGAAATGCTTTAAACTCATTTGGCTCAAAGCATTTCAATTTTTTTTATTTCCAATTAACAAGAAATCATTTCAAACCTATCGATAACTGCGATTTGCCAATTCTTCACTGCGAACAAGTACCATTTTGACACATGACACTTGGTTGCCTGTGCTGGCGTCAATTTTGGTGCGAGAATGCTGAGATTGTCGCGGACAAACTCATTTAAGTCGTTCAAATACTTAATCCAGTCGTCTGACTTGCTAACAGTGGACACCTTGTTTGTTCTCTCCAAAACGTCTTTTGACAACTTCTCCATAAAGGCATCCCGATTCTCATTAGGAATATTAGGTGTGATTGCCGACGAAAACCGCTGTGGATACGTAGACTGAATTGTTTTTACAACCTGTTCCAGTGTTTCTCTCAAATGTAGGTTGCGTTCTGCTGCTGTATAGAGAGAAGGGACTGGAACACATCGATTTACACGCATAAACTTGGAAATAATCTGGTCTTCTGAGTAATTAAGCAACAAATCAATCACGATATCCTTGTTTTCTCTCGATGATTTCAGAGCAGTAAGACGGTGAATTCCGTCATAACAGATGTATCCATCGCCAGTCTTATTAACTGAGAGATAAATGATGCCATCAGCATAAGATTGATGTTTCATAGACGATTGGATTTCAGGGATTCGCGACATATCAGGTGGACGGTTCATATCCCAGTTCTTAACACCCACAGAATTGAGAGAGTCAGATGTTGTATGAGCAACCACATTATTTTCAGAACACGTGAAAATAATGTCGTATGAGAGCATGATTAGGTGTCAGTTATATATTATGTAACCAACTCTTTAAGTAGATGTCTGTTTATATACTCGGATGTTAGTGTCAATTTCTCTCCATTTACAGCGACAATGAGGGCATTTATCATCGGCGTTTGGTGTTTTCAACCAACTTATAACATAATCCAGCAGCATTGGCTTGGAACATGTCATACATACAGCGAAAGCAGCGTCGGCTTCAATTGGTTCATGTGAAATAACGCAAACATCAGTTGCTTCGGATGGTGATTGCTCGGCATTGGAGAGAATGACGCATAAAGAACCTCTAACCGGTGGCAAATGTTCTTCAAATACTAATCCATATACATTATATCCAGCCATCATTTCTGTTCTAGGATTGCGACATACTAACTCAGGTGTAATAAACCTCCTATGTAGACTCATATATGCCGGAAATGCGTAAGAAATGGTGTCTATCGCGTTCTGATGTTTTATTTTTATATTTATATTGTCAATTCGGCCCAATTCAAGCCCTCCATTGTGATCGGCAACAAAACAGTCAGATAGCATCTCATATTTTCTCTCCAAATCAAACGGCAAAAAGAGCCATCCATCGTCATCCCCGAACTTTATTGTATTCAACTGAATGTCAATGGCATTTGTGTAGTGAATATATATCTGATTATTTAACGTTATTTTAACCGACATGATGGTGGCTGCTGATTTTATGAATATTCCATGAACGTTGCCAGTAGCCTCTATGATATGGTCAGTTGTTCTACTTGGTTCAGGGAGAGAAACCGTTATAGCATTTGTACTGAAATATTGCCATTTAGGTGAAACTCTACCGTGTGTTCCAACATGTTCTATTTCTGAGCGTCGCAACGCCTCTGGCAAAAACTTATGTGTTGCGGTTAATGTGACACTATCAATGGAAACACTGGGGATTTCCTTGAAATTAAAACACATTGGAATAATGCGTTCTGCTAACGTAAACATCCATCTCAGAAAACCATTGGGAGAAACCATTTCTGGATACAAGTTGTAAACGACAAACCCACCATTTCCGTCGCTGTTTGAGTAGATTTTCATGTGGTCTTGGAAAATAGACATGTTATTATAAGTAATTGTCCCAATGTTATAAGCATAAATAAACCAGTCCACTAACATTTCTCTCAATTCTCTTATACTAGGTTGTCCTGTATATTCAACCTTTATATATCTGAACTTTGTTACATCACTAATGTTTATAAACGTTCTCATGTCTATAGCGTATGTTTTAACACCAGTG